AGATGAACAAGGTAAAAAATGTTCTGTTGAATTGCGTGTGTTGAAGGGTTCAAAAGATGACCAATTCATTATGCAATACTACAAGACCTATGAAATCGACTCAGCCTTGTTTATTGTTGGTAACGGCTCATTTAGTAAGCGTTTGGGTGATGGTTTAGGAAATGTTGTATATGATACACGTTATTTGCGTGCTGTTCACTTTACACGTGCTCCTTATGATGCCACACAAAACGTAAATGGTGAAACAGACCAAGCAGTAACTGTCTATCAAATGCAAGCCATTGTTGATAGAACTCTTGGTTAATTAACGAAAGGGGTATGCTATGGAATATAAATCAGAAAACACTGGGGCGAGGATTGTTATCAATCCTTGCTCCCTGATTGAAGCATTTAAGCTGAAATCAAAGATACAGAAAGCCTTGTTAGACAAGGGAATGAACATTGAAAAGTTAATGGAACAAGATTTATTGTCCATTATCTGTGCTTTGGATTCTTCTGAAGAAGTTTTTGAATGCTTGTTTGAGTGTTTAAAAAGAAGTCAATACAATGATGTTGCGATAAAGCCAGAGGTATTTGATGATGTAAAGGCGAGAGAAGACTTATACGACATTTTCTTTAATTGTCTGAAAGTGAATCTCTACCCTTTTTTCAAGAAAGTCCTTTCAAAGTTAGAAATCCAGTTGGGTCCGGAAGACTTGAAAGGAAGCCTGAAACAGAAATTAGGGACGAAATTGGATTCATCTGCTGCTCTGTCGCAAGGAACGGGTATTTCGGTGGAGACCCCGACAAAGTAGGTCAGGCTCCCATCACGAGTGTTATGTCGGTTTTGAACTATATAAAGTTTGAGGCTGACTTTAAGGAAACGTATAGAGGGTTAAATGACAACAGTCGCTGATTTAGTAGCAAAACTAGGGTTTCAAGTAGACACAAGGGGTTTTGATAACTTTAAGAAGTCATTACAGGCTTTTCAGAGTATAGTTCGTGATGGTTTAAAAGACCTAAAGGAATATGCCAAACAAGCTGAAAAGATAAGTAAGGCTTTTAAGGAAACATATTTACCTTCACATGCAGATTCAGAAAAAAGATATAGAGCAGAATCATATGCTATGCGTGCTCGTGCGTATGCCCAGCGCATTAGGGCAAGAAACCTTCCAGAAACATTGGCTATTCGTAGATATAATGCTGAAATCAGAGACAGACAAACATCACTTAAAGAAGCTGGTCTGGCTGGGGCAGGTCGTAATGGTGGTGCACTTCTTTCTATTCTTGGTATGCTCTCTGGTGGTGTTGGTGGTGTTATCAGTGGTGGTTTAACTGCATTAGGTTCAGCCATTGGTGGTCCTGTTGGTGCCGCTGTTGCTATGGCTATATCAAAGCTAATGGGTAGCCTTGTTCGTGGTTTAATAAATGGTCTTCATTGGTTGTGGGGACAAATAAAACAGGGTCTTTCTTATGCTATGTCTTTTAGGGATTATAAGGCTTTTACTGGAAGAAGCAGTCAAGAATTACGTGGCTTAATGGGTATGGCTCAATATACAACATCAATGACACCTCAAGATATTATGAAAGATGCCACAAGAATGGGACGTGAATATTGGGATATGTGGTTTGGTGGTGGAAATCCAGCTATATGGCAAATGCTTGGTGTTATGCCAACAACAAGTGGCAAGGCAAATCTTCAAAATTTGTTGGGTGCTATTTATAAACATTCTGGTGGATTATCAAACAGAGGTCTTGCATTAAGCCTTTTGAAACAGGCTGGATTAGATGAAGATTATATGAATATTCTAGAAAGATGGAACGAATATCAGTCTGGTGGTGGAGAACGGTCGTTTGTTGGATATACAGATGAAGAAATAGAAAGGCTTGAGTCTGCGAATAAGTCTTTAAGACAGTTTAGCGATTCTCTTGATAGGGTTCGTGTTTATTTTGTTGATGCTCTGTTAAAGAGTGGTTTGCAAGAAGCTCTAAAAGATATTGCAGATTATTTGCTTGGTTTAATACAAGCGTTTAGAAGTGGTAAAATTCACGATGCCAGTAGTTTTGCCAGACATTTCTTTGCATTTGACCAAATGGCTTTAAGTGGTGCCTCTGGTCGTTATATATCTCGTTCTGAATTTAGAAACAGAGTAAATGATGTTGTCAGCGAATTAAAGGCAAAAGAGGGCGCTAATTGGTTTGAAAGACTTTTGGGAAGTAAAGCAACTGGAAAACAAATTACCCCAGATGATGTTTTAGAACAAATAGCAAAAGAATCTATAATCAATGACATTAGAAGACAAAACTCTCAAACCATAAATAACTTTAATAACAATATTGATATGAGTGGCAGAAGCGTTGAAGAAGGTGTTCAATATAACGCAGCTCTTAACAAAGAACAATATGACCAAGCAACTTTAGATTCTGCAACAGTAATGACACGTTCTTTATTTGCAGGTGCATAGGAGATTTAAATGTTTGATATAGTTGATAGATTAAAGGGCATAAACAACTTTTCAAAAGACACTTTATCTTTGAACAACTTTGTTGAAAAGGTTGGTAACTATTTTGAAGATTATATTATTGAGCCAAGAGATTCAAGTTTAACACCATTGAAGTTGCAGATTATCGGCAACGAAACGATTTCTATGTCATCTGATATTACAGATAACTATGTTGAAAACAACGTTGCTCTGCAAGACCACATTTCAATTAAGCCAATGATTTACACCATAGAGGGTGAAGTTGGTGAGTTGGTATGGTATTCACAAAATGGTTCAAACGACATACTTGGTAAATTGGCTAACAAACTTGAACCAGTTGTATCTTTTGCACAGACCCTATCTCAGAACGCCGCAAAAGCCCAGAGAACAGCGTTAAAGGTTTTGGGTGTAATAGATAGCGTGGATAACTATGCAACACGTCTGTGGAACTTTTTTGACAAGGACGAGACAGATACAGAGCAAAAGAAGATTTTTAAATATCTTTTGGCTTTGTGGCAAGAAAGAAAGCCGTTAAATATTAAAACTCCATGGACAAATCTTTCAAACTTTGTTATTCAGAACATTGAAATCAGCCAACCAGATAGAACTGTTGAAAAGAGCCGAATTAAGATTTCTTTCAAGGAGTTCAAAACGGTTAAAAGTAAGAAGACATCTTTTGATGTTAATAAGTATTTAGGACGTGCTTCTGCACAAAATGCCACCATTACAAACAAGGGAACAACAACAGGTATTAGAGCAACAGAAAAGATGTGCAAAGTACGCCAATGGTGTCCAACATCAATATATACCAACCAGTATGAGTTTTGGGATTAGGAGTTTAATATGCAAGTAATTTCAACAATAGATAGTAATCCTTACCAAAAGTTTTCTTATATCTTAGACGATGGTTCAAGGGCAACGATTGTTTTAAGGTTTTTCCCCACTCAAAACAGATGGGTAATGGATATATCTGATGAAAATGGTTTTGAAGTAAATGGTATATTTGTTTGTTGTAGCCCGAACATATTGGACAAATGGAATAACATTATTAAATATGGAATTAACATAGCAACAGAAGACGGAATAGACCCATCAATGCAAGATGATTTTGCAACTGGTTATGCGATGTTTTCTATGCTTGATGAAAAAGAAACTAAAGAAGCAACGGATTATTTAAATGGATTATAATCGTATATATCGGCTTACAGTAACGCCAGTTGACGTAAATGGTAACGTCAGAGGAGATTCCATTGTTATAACAAGTCCACTTACGATTAGGTTTGATGTAAAACGTATGCCTTTCGCTGGTTCAAACCAAGCAACAATAGATATATACAACCTTAATCCAACAACAAGAGATAGAATGTTTTTGGACTATTATGACTTTGAAAACATAAGAAAGGTTGAGCTTGAGGCCGGTTATGAAGATGGAAAATTTGACCTTATATATCGTGGGAGAATAAACATCTGCACAATGAAGAAAGCTGGGGTGGATGTTATTACACACATAGAAGCCATCTCTGGTTTGTCTGTTTTGGATAGTATGTTAAATGTTTCTTTGAAGCAAGGTGAAACACTTAAGGATTCAATGGGTCGGGTTGTTGACCGAATACCAGGTACAGAACCCGGTGTTACAAAATTTGAAGACTTTACATTTACAAGACCCGTTGCTCTTATGGGTAATGCTCTTGCAGTATTAAAAACATACACAAAGGAAAATTGCTTCATAGACTTAGATACCATTGTTGTTATTGATAAAGATGAAGTAATAACTGGTGATGTGCGAGTTATAGATGATGAGACTGGTCTTTTGGGTGCTCCAGAAAG